CATTTAGTAGTGTACAAATTACAGGCGGTGCTCAAAGTATAGATGCATCTACAAAATCAGATACCTTAAACTTTACAGCTGGCTCAAATATTACAATGACTATTGACGAAGCTAGTAACACACTTACTATTAATAGTACAGGTGGTGGCGGCGGAGGCGGCGGTTCATATGATCAAAGTTTGAATACATCAGACAGCGTAACTTTTGCAAGTCTTACAACACCTAGTTTTACTAACAGCGGATCAGGCGGAGCAGTATTTGATAGTGCTTCAACTATTACATTAGATGCACCAGACGGAATACTATTAGAAAACATATCAAAACAATCTGAAATATTATCGTCGTTAACAGGAGCAACTGGAGTTGTTGCACACGACTTTGGTGCAAACGCAATATTTGATCATACTTCTATTGCAGCAAACTTTACAGCAAATATAACTAATGTACCGACAACTACTGATAGAGCGTTAAACGTTGTTCTTGTATTACGTCAAGGTGCAACACCGTATATACCAAATGCAGTACAAATTGATGGAGCAGCTCAAACAATAAATTGGGTTGAAACTCTTGCACCTACAGGAAACGCAAATTCAATAGACGTAATTACGTTCTCTTTATTAAGAGTAGGGGCAACATGGACTGTGTTAGGTGGTTATACAAACTATGGATAACAGCCAATGCCTCGTTTAGGATCTTTAACTAGTAACATATTTTTTAGTAGTCCGCAATCGGAATTTAAGTTTATCAAACAAATTGATAATCCTAATGCATACGATGTAAAACAGGATGATTATTTTGCAAGTAGTGTTGCTGTTAATAATAGTTACACTGTTATTGGTAGTATTGAAAGCGATGCAGCAGCTTCGCAAAACGGTAAAGTTTATGTGTTTAATAGTGCAGGTACACTACAATACACTATAGATAATCCTAGTACAACAGCACCACCAGGATTAGGTGAAGGCGACCAATTTGGTACAGCAGTTGCATGTAGTGATAGCTATATTATAGCAGGTGCAGAAAGAGAAGATGTTGGATCAGATACTGATACTGGTGCAGCATTTATATTTGATATTACAGACGGTAGTTTATTGTTTACACTTGCTAATCCAAATCCTACAACTACAGAAGTAAATCCTAACGGTGATGCATTTGGTAGTAGTGTAGCTATATCAGAAAACTATGCGGCAGTTGCAGCACCACGTGAAGATGAAGTTGGTATAGGCGATGATACTGGGTGGATTTATATATTTGATACTAGTGACGGTAGTTTGTTACATTCTATCAAAAACCCAAACATTGATGCAGAAGATGAATATCCTGGAGATCAATTAGGCGGCAGAGTACAAACACTTGCAATGAATGATACTTACACAGTTGTCGGAAGTTGGCGAGAAAATACAGCTGGTGCAACGGGCGGTGGCGATAGTGGTGCAATACATATTATAACAAACTCAACAGGAGCAGTACAAACAATTTTAAATCCTAATCCAAACGGACCAGCTATTGGAACTGATAACTTTGACCAGTTTGGATATAGTGTTGACATAAGCGGAAACTATATTATAGTAGGAGCACCGGGTGAAGATATTGACGGAACAAACAGTGGTAATGCATTTATATACGAGTTATCTGGAGGGTCTTGGACACTACTAAGAAGACTGTCAAATCCAAATGCATATAATACTGTAAATAACGATTACTTTGGTTCAGAAGTTGCTATTAATGGTAGCTACTGTGCAGTAGCCGCACAAGACGAAGATACAGCCGCTGGTCAGTCTAGCGGAATTGTTTACATTTTTAGTTTGTCAGACGGATCATCTGTAAAAACTATTGACAATCCAAATGCATTTGGTAATGTAGATAATGATAGATTTGGTGATGTAATGAGTATGAGTAGTACTAGATTGTGTGTTGGTGTAAAAAATGAAGATGCTGACGGAGCCGATAATAGCGGTGTTGCATATTTGTATAAGGTATAAGTATTATAATGAGTAACGAAAAAGAATATATTGTTGTTGTAAACAGAGGCGTAGATCTAACTGATTTTGATCAAGAAATGTCTTCTGAATACGGTGATAGTTCTGCTATACCAAGCAGGGCAATTGAAGTTGCAAATGCTAGACCTGGTAGTAAAAGAATGACTCACTGGATGCTATCAGATGATGAAGCACAACAATTACTTAACGACGAACGAGTACTAAGTGTAGAAATACCACCAGATCAAAGAAACGATATTCAGATTGGAATTAAAGCAACACAAACATCAGATTTTACTAAACCTTCTGCATTAGAGGCAGACAAAGTAAACTGGGGACTTAGACGTTGTATAGAAGCTACTAATATATACAGTGACGGTACAACAGCAAGTAACGAATATCCATATGCATTAGACGGAACTGGAGTTGATGTTGTTATACAAGATAGTGGCCTTCAAGTTGACCATCCAGAGTTTGTAGGTAGAGTACAACAAATTGATTGGTATACAGAAAGTGGATTGTCAGGTTCACAAAACGTAAATCATTATAGAGATTTTGATGGCCACGGTACACACTGTGCAGGTATTGCTGCTGGCAAAACATATGGATGGGCTAAAAATGCAAACGTATATTCTCAAAAGTTAGCAGGACTAGAAGCACCATCAGACCCTAATTCAGGTATTCCTATTTCTGATGCATTTGATGCTATTAGATTGTGGCATGCAGCAAAGACAAACGGAAGACCAACAATAGTAAACATGAGTTGGGGATATAGTGCTAGTGTAGGCGGAAGTCCTACTGGAGGGAATTATAGAGGAACTGGGTGGACTTGGGGAGTTGATTATACAGCTAACCTTGCTCTTTGGCAAGCAACGGGTATAGTAATTCCAATAAGCGGCGCTAGTAGAATTATTCCTGTTAGAGTACCATCAGTTGATGCTGAGATAGAAGATATGATTGATGCAGGAATACACGTTGTAATTGCAGCAGGTAACGACTATTATAAAGGAGATGTTATTGGTGGAGTTGATTACGATAACACCATAGTATACGGAGGATCAACTTACTACTACCATAGAGGAAGCAGTCCGCACAGTGACGAAGCTATTATAGTAGGTAATTCAGATTCAGTAGCTGAACAAAGTGGAGCAGACTTTTTAGATAAAACTAGTAATAGCTCTAGTAGAGGCCCAAGATTAACTTGCTACGCACCAGGAACAAACATAATAAGCACATGTAGTACAACGTCAATATACGCTACAGGTGATTATACTCCGGACACAAATTATAAAATAGCATTAATTAATGGAACTAGTATGGCAGCACCGCAAGTAGCAGGTGTAATAGCACAGTATCTTACAGTGCAACCAACACTATCTCCTAAGAATGTAAAAGATAAAATTTTAAATGAATCAAAGCCAACATTATTTTCAACAGGCTCAGATTCCGACTATTCAGAATTTGGAACATCGTTATTAGGAGCACCTAATAAGTTTTTATATAGTAAATACGGTAGACAACCGTATAATATATCAGGCGGAGTTACAATTACAAAATAATAATATGAATAAATATTAGTAGAGGTTTATTATGGCATTAAATTTTCCGGCATCACCGGTACTAGACGATACATTTACAGACGGCACTACCACTTGGAAATGGAATGGTACAGCATGGCTAGTCGACAGCGGAGCTGTAGCAGCAGCCAATGTTGATCAATTTAAAACAGTAGCAGGCGATACAGGATCAACTACAGCAAATAGTCCAACAGACACACTTACTATTGCTGGTGGTACAAATATGTCAAGTGCAGTAACAGGAGATATTGTTACTTTAAATATGACTGGAACACTAGGTGATCCAGATCAAAATGTATTTGCAACAATTAATAGTGATGCTGGTAATGTTACAGCTGACAGCACAACTGATGCAATTACTTTTGCAGGTGCAGGAAATGTAAGCACAGGAATATCAGGTAAAACATTAACTATAACAGGGGCTACTCCTAGTCTAAGTATTGACGATTTAACTGATGTTGATACATCTAATACAACTCCTGTAGCAGGTAATGTATTAAAATGGGACGGCGCTAAATGGTCACCTGGTACTGACGCTACAACAGGTGGTGCAGGAACAGATGCTGATACACTTGATGGACAAGATAGTATCTATTTCTTAAATTATAATAACCTACAAAATACCCCAAGTATACCTACAGACGTAAGTGACTTAACAGACACTACAACGTTATTATTTGACGGCGTGTTTGGTAGTTTAACAAGTAAACCAACTACTATAGCAGGATACGGAATTACCGATGCTGTAGTAAACTTTGCTGACTTAGGTGCAAAGCCAACTACAATAGCAGGATACGGAATCACTGACGCAGTTGTAAACTTTGCAGACTTAGGCACTAAACCAACTACTATATCAGGATACGGAATAACAGATGCACTTAGTACAAGTTCTAATTTATCAGCATTAGCAGACGTAGATACTACAGCACCGGCTACAGGACAAGCACTTGTATGGGACGGCGACTCATGGGGTCCAGACACAGTAAGCGGTGGCGGCGGTGATCCAGATCAAAACTTATGGTATCAATTTAATGGTGATGCTGGCTCAGTTACTGCAAACAGTATAACTGACACATTAACTATTGCTGGCGGCACAAATATTTCTACAAGTGCATCAAATGACACTATTACAATTAACTTTACAGGTACATTAGGTGTAACAAGTTATAATGCATTATCAGAAGTAGTAAATACTGGTAGAACTATTGATAAAAGTTACATGCCGGCATTTGCAATGATTAGAATGAATAATGTAGGTAATACTGCATACAGTGTCGATAGTCACGGATATACCGGAAACAATCCTACGATTTACGCTATTGGCGGAATGACTATTGCATTTGATTTAGACGGTGTTGGCGGACATCCATTTGAAATACAAGATGGCACAGGAACAGCATATTCAACAGGACTTACACACGTTGACGTTATTGGTAATGTAAGTACAGGTGCTAGTGCAAACGGTCAAGATGCTGGAACATTATATTGGGAAGTTCCGGAAACAATATCAGGTGGTTATAGATATCAGTGTACGCTACATGCATCTATGGTTGGTGCTATAACTGTTAAGCGTATTTCAATAATTTAAAGATAATTTTTTTATTAAATCAAAAATTTGAGTCCTAGTACGATTTATTGTAAATCGTGCATCTTTGAGACTTCTTGGATCAACATTTGCACCTGAGGACAAGTCGTGTCCAACATCTATTTGTTCTGCTTTAGTTAACCAAACTTCGTATAACTCTTGCATTCTACCTTTGTACTGTTCAGGACACTCATTTAATGCCGATTTGAAACTTTGTAGATCTTTTTTAAACTGTTTAGAATCTGTTAACTTTGGAAACATTATATACCTTCAGGTTTAAGTATAACACATTTATCATCTTCAAACGTACCATTGTTAACTTCAGTAATACTAGTTTCTCCGCTCAATGCTTCGATACTAACAGGTTGATGAGGAGGAACATGATATGTTTGACCTTCATTTAAAATTGCTTCGTACAACTGACCTTTATTAGTGTCTATCCAGCGTAGTTTTATATTACCGCTATTAATAAACCAAGTACGTTCTTGTTTCTTTGTAAATGCAAATGGAGTCTTTCCAGGTTGAGTAAACACTAGCATTTTTGCACCATAATTTTCAGCACTTGCCCATACTAACTCATATCCCCATTCTGTTTTTTGTGATGCACTTTGTAAATTTTCCATATATTAATCCATTAAATCTATTACTCGAAATACTGTTTCAAGTTTACGTTGATTAGTTTTATTATTGAGTGTATTCTTTAATCCGTTGTGTAACGGTTTTGGCCATTGTCCAAAATTTACCCAAGCATAACCGTCATGTTCATGATTTAATGTAGGTAAAAATTCTTCATTAACAACGCAAAGATAAGTGTGGAATAAAAAGTTAGTATCATTGCTTACAAACGTTTCTAAAGGCATTGTTTTTTTAATTTCAACAGTGCCAATTTCTTCAAAGATTTCTCTCTTCAACCCTTCCCACGGCGTTTCAGCTTTTTCATTAGTACCGCCTACTAATCCCCATAGGTTTCCTGTACGCCCTTGAGCCCTGTGTAAGAACAAAAAGCGTTTGGTATTTAGAGCATAGAATAACGCTCCGCTACATACAGTAATATTATCTTTCATACTAATAGTTATTTTAAAATGCTAGGCGCCAGGTGCCGTTTTGGTATTCACCGTCGTATGCTAATAGCCATTCGTCGTTTTCGTACTTGTATTGCTTACTTGTGTTGAGATTAGTAGTATATACAACTGTGCTATCATCAGCACTAGCATCAAATACAATATGCCAGCTGCTACCATCCCATTCAATAATATCATTAGCACTTGCTACAAATTCAGTACCGTCATTGTTCTTCCAAGCATCAGGACCGTCGTATGCTGCATCTTGTGCGTTAGCACTATTGTTAATGTCTGCTAGAATTAGTATACGTGGGTTGCCTGATTTTAAATCTGTAGGATTAGTTTTATAAGGATTAATAATATAATCAATTTTGTTTCTATCACCATTAGGACCATGCATAATTGTGTCTGCAGGGAAACTATCACTATCCCACGAAATAGTTAATTCATATTCGTCTAATGGATTTATAACTACAGTACCTACTAGTTCATTAGCAATGTCTGTACGTCTTAACCTTAGTTCAGTAACTCCGCTATTAAAGTTAAATGGCATATCGCTGATATACCCTGTCCACGTTTCTGCTCCAACAACACCTTTATTGATTAATTTAGCTGTGGTGCCAAGAACAAGCAATCCATAATTATCATGCCCTGTTGTTACTAGTGAATCTACATCAGTTTTTAATATACCTTCACTTGTAATTTGTTCTTCAATTTCACCAGTGCCTACAACAGCAATTCTAGTTGTTACATCACTTTGTGGAACTGGCGCATCATCATATGCTTGACTAACAGGTCTTGCAAGATCTAAATCTATAGTGCCTTTAGTTTCGTTAAAGATACTTTGAACAACTTGTGTAATTACCCCAAGACGTTTTACTTTAACTGGTGGTGATATATAAATTGGTGTGTTAAAAGTCATTGTTGCAATATCAATTTCACTATCAATTCCAACAGGAACACTTCTACTACTAAAAGTTAAATTTTCTAAATTAACTACACTTAAACTTGTCCAGTCAATATAGTTGTCTGTAGTTTGTATTTCTAAACTAGGATTAAACAACATTAATATTTGCTCTAGTATTTGTAATTTTTGATCTGTATTAGTACTCCAAATATCCACATTAATTGTAAGGGTATACGGAGTAGGCATTAAACGTTCAACTGTGTAATTCTTGCCTTCTTTGTTTAAGTATTCATTACCATCAGTATCATATGCTTGTTCACGTATGTTAACTTTATTAATATAACTTGAGTCAGCAAGTCTTGCTGTATCCATTGCTAATCCAGTAATATACACAGCCATACGAGGCGCACTTGGTATTTTGTTTTCACTATTGTCTCGGATAATATTTGCAACCTGACGTGTTAGATCACCGTACATAACTGGTATTTCAGTTAAGTTTCCTTTGCCGTCTTTGTAACTAAAGTTACTCATTAGGCGAACCATTTGTGTTATGTAGCGTCTTATCTGTCCGTCATAAAAG